CACGCATAATGCGCACGCACGAGCGGGCGCGCATCCTTCGTCCCTAAAGGGACTCGGAAGGAGGCCAGGCCCTTCGTTTGAGACTACGGTCCTGACCTCCTACTCGGAAAGATCTTCACAGCTCGATCTCGATGCGCTAAGCCGGCAACAGGACACAACCCGAGGCGACCTCATGAAGAGCGAAAAGAAATGGAGCGCGTTCGATGTCGACGGCGATCACGCCGACGAACCGATCGAGCAAGTCGAAGACGATCCGACCGAAGATGCGATCGAATGGCCAAACCCCAAACCAAAGAAAACGCCGAACCACCGAACGGCGCTCGATCATTACGAGCTCAGGTCGCTCGATCTGTCCGATCCGAGATCGTTGATCCCGATCGTCGAAGCGCTCGGCGAGATCCGAAGCGCCATCGGCGAGGCCAGGTTCGCCAAGAGCGACGCAAGCGACAAAGCGAGATCCGAGAAGCGAAAGGCGAACAAGTGCAAAGCCTATCGGGCGGCGTCGAAAGAGCTCGACGATCTCGAGTCGGCCGAATCGGTCGTCGGCCTCTTCCTCGATGTCGCAAAAAAGATCGCCGGCTTGTGATGGCTTATGCTTGCAAAACGCAAAGGCCCCGACCTATCATTCGAACGCCGTTCAGTCGGAGTCGGTCTTGTCCTTTCCGGTTCGACCGTTTCGGGTTGTGCGAGTCTCCAAGCCTCGCCGACCAAGCTCGAAGCGCGGCACGTGGGGGCGCTCGAGAGGTTTCGTTGCCTCGTATCCTCTCGGGCGCGGCCCTGCGCCTATGATGACGCTCGGCGCAGGATCGCAAGGCCGAGCGGTCAAGACGTGGCAAACCTTCCTCAAGACGCAAGGGTTCTTTCGGTACCAGTCGACCGGCGTCTTTTGCATCGATACACAATACGCAACGATGAACTTTCAAGAGGCGGCCGGATGCTTCGCCGACGGCATCGTCGGAGCGATCACGGAGAGCTTTGCGAAACAGTTCGGATTCGACGGCTTCGATCAGCAGCGCGCCCGATTGCAGAAGCTCGCCGACGGAGCAGGGATACCGGCCGAAGTTCTCGAAGCGGTGATCGTCTCGCAGCATAACGGCGACTCGAGAACGATGATCTTCGTTTCGCCGATGTTCCTGCGAGCCTATCCCGACGCACGGAACCGGATTCCGCCCGGTCAGACTTACGAAGCCTTCAAGGCCGCTTATCGCATCGACAAAGACGAAGCGCTTCGGGCTACCTATTTCGGAGCCTTCGAAATCAACGGCGGTTATCTAATCGAGCTCTACGATCGCCATCCGGCCGACGGATTCAATGCGTTCGAAGAGACGCCGGAGATCATAAGCGAAGAGCTCCTCGCCGCATGGTTCGCAAAGAATCAAAAGGCGAGACGAGCTGCGAACAAATCGCTTCCGGATTTCGCATCGCTTGCGTTCGAATGGGCTGGACCGCATTATTCGGACGGCGAGATTCATTCGCAGATTCGACGAGCATGGCAAAAAATAACGAAGGCGCATCAATGAGCCGAACGATCGCATTGACGAACCAGAACTTCGAGACGGTCCTTCAGTCGCTGGCCGATACGACAGGCGACTCGATCTTCTATCAAGTACCGGAACAAAAAAAGAGCGTTTGGCTCCTTTGCGTTCGACGGAGCGTCGGAGTCTATTGTGATGACTGAAGCGCTCATTCAGACCGTTCTCGACTACGGAGCGCTCGGAGCGTTCGCCGTCTATCTTGCGATCCAACAGAACAAGCTTCAAGCGGCGCTCGAGAGCTTGACGACACGTTTTCAAGATCAGATCGACAATCTTCAGACAAGGCACGAAGAGCGAGAAGACTCGCTTCGGGCCAGATATGACCTCGTGATCGCCGATCTAAATTCTAACAGGGATACGATGCAACGAAACATGAGCGAAGCGCTAACGCGCTCGTCGGATAAACTAGAAGACCTCGAATCGCAGATGAGAGAACTTCGAATGAGCCTGCAACGGTAGGCGAAAGGGAAATCATGAGCAAACCAAGCGAAGCAATGATCGAGCGAGGCCAGGCCGTCGGGATCGAATGGGACGGCGAGCTGTCGGCGAACTCGTTCGGAAACAAGGTGCGCAAGGCCGAGCAAGAGTCGCAAGAGGCCAAAGCTGAACCGGCCAAGCCGGCAAGCCCAGCGCAAGACGACGAGGCGGTCATCCGGTCGCTATGGCGTCAAGGCAAGCGCAAAGAGGCGCTGAGCTATGGCCGCGAATAGCCCGAAGAAGAAGATCGGACGGCGGTCGAAGCTGACGCCTAGCCTCCAAAAGAAGATCTGCGACATGATCGAGGCCGGGAACTACATGCACCACGCAGCGCAGGCCGCAGGGATCGGGAAGTCGACGCTGAATCAGTGGATCCGGAAGGGTGAAGAAGGTCAAGAACCGTACGCGGCCTTCGCAGCAGCCGTAGCGCGTGCGCGAGCGCAAGCGGTCGACTCGCTGGTCTCGACGATCCGGACCGCTGCGGTCGACGACTGGCGCGCTGCGAGCTGGCTCCTCGAGCGAGGCCACGTCGCCGACTTCGGAGCGAAGCGCATCGAACACACCGGAAAGCACGGCTCGCCGATCCAAGTCGAGTCATGGGCGAAGCTCGTCGAGTCCGTCGACGATAAAGGCGGCGACGAATGACGCAAGCGGCCGCAACCGAGAAGCGCAAGCGAAAGAGCTCGCCGCATCGGGAAGAGCGCAAACAGCGGCGCATGGTTCGTCGGGCTAAATCCGACCCGGCGTGGTGGGTCGAGAACGTCCTCGGCAATAAGCCCTGGCCGAAGCAAGCCGAGATCTTGAACGCCCTAGTCGACAACCGAGAGGTCAACGTCCGCTCGTGTCACAGCGCCGGCAAGTCATGGGTCGCCAGTCGGGCGGCTCTTTGGTTTCTGTTCAACCATCCGAGGTCGCTCGTCATCACGACAGCGCCGACCGCTCGACAGGTTCGCGGCATCATATGGCGAGAGATCGCAACAGCTCACAGCCGCTCGAGAGTTCCGCTCGGAGGCGATCTGTCGACGACGGCTCTTCGCATCTCGGAAGACTGGCTCGCCTTAGGCTTCACGGCGGCCGACCATGACCCTGACCGCTTTCAAGGGTTCCACGCGAAGTCGACGCTCGTCATCATCGACGAAGCCTGCGGCGTCTCCGAGCAAATCGATACGGCCGTCGACTCGATCCTCTCCGGCGAGCATTGCCGGCTCTTGCGCATCGGCAACCCGACCGACGCTCAGACTCCGTTCGGGCGAGCGTTCGCAAAACAGCAAGGCGCAAGGTTCAAGATCAGCGCCTTCGACTGTCCCAACTTCACGAGCTTCGGGATCACCGAAGACAATCTCGACGACTGGCGAGAGCTTCAAGGGGCGCAGGCGCTACCCTACCCGACGCTCGTCAATCCCGAATGGGTCCATCTCAAGCGCAAGCAATGGGGCGCAGGCTCTCCGATGTGGGCCGCTCGCATCGCTGCGGAGTTCCCGGCCGAAGGCGACAACGTTCTCGTCCCCTTGCATCGCATCGAATCGGCGCAGCTCGCAGAACTCGAACCGGTCGGCCCGATCTCATGGGGCGTCGATGTCGCTCGCATGGGGGCCGACGAGACCGTGATCGTCGAGAGGCGAGGGCCGGTCGCTCGAGTCTTGGCGACCTTCCGCAAGCTCGACACGATGCAAGTCGCAGGCCGCATCGCTCGCCTCTTCGCCGTGGCCGAAGAACAGCCAAGCCGGATCAACGTCGACGAGATCGGAATCGGCGCAGGCGTGCTCGATCGGCTGACCGAGCTCGACCTCCCCGTCGTCGGCGTCAACGTCGGAACGGCGGCCAGTGATCGAGAGCGGTTCGCTAACCTTCGAGCCGAAATCTTCTGGACGCTTCGAGAGCGATTCGAAGCCGGAGAGATCGACATCGAAGAAGACGACGAGCTCGCCTCGCAGCTCGCCTCGATTCGCTACCTCATCACATCGAGCGGAAAGGTCCAGATCGAAAGCAAGCGAGAGCAAGAGGGCTCGCCCGATAGGGCCGACGCTTTGTCTCTTGCGTTCGTTTCGTCTCGGCCTGATATTACCCGCACCGAAAACCTCGACTTCGGCGATTTCGGTCTTCGCTCTTCACCGTGGAATTTTTAGGAGGGCGCTCTCTTGCCCGAAGATAACGAATCTTATTATTTCGAACTCGGCTCGACCGGTCTCAAAGAATCCGGCGGCATCATCAGCGACGAATGGCTGAATCAGCTTCGCGGCCTGCGAGGGATCCGAGCTTACTCCGAGATGCGAGACAACGACGCCGTGATCGGCGCTATCCTCTACGCCATCGAAAGCCTCATCCGGCAAGTCGAATGGCGAGTCCGTCCAGCCGACGACAGCGACGCAGCGATCGCCGCTGCGAAGTTCCTCGAGGAATGCGTCGAAGATATGGCGAGCGATTGGGAGAGCTTTATCAGCGAAGTTCTGTCGATGCTCGTCTTCGGGTTCGCTCCGTTCGAGATCGTGTACAAGGTCCGAGGCGGCGACAGCGAAGACCCGACCCGGCGCAGCAAGTACAATGACGGCCGCATCGGATGGCGCAAGTTCTCGATCCGAGGCCAAGACACGATCGCCCGATGGATCTTCGACGAAGACGGAAACGTCGCCGGCATGGTTCAGCGCGTCGAGTTCGAAGAGGTGATCATTCCGGTAAAGAAGCTCCTACTCTTCGTGACCAAGAGCGAGCGAGGGAATCCGCAAGGGCGAAGCCTTCTTCGGAACTCCTTCCGCTCGTGGTTCTTCCTCAAGCGCCTCCAAGAGATCGAAGCGATCGGCGTCGAGCGTGACCTCGCCGGCCTTCCGGTTTTGCAGGTTCCGCCCGAGATCATGACCTCGAAGGCGACGACAGCTCAGAAGGCTCTTCGGGCTAATCTCGAGACGATGATTCAGCAGATCAAGCGAGACGAGCGAGAAGGCGTGATCATGCCTGCGGAGCTCGATCGGGACGGCAAGCCGACCGGGTTCAAGCTCGAGCTCTTGAGCACCGGCGGAAGTCGCCAGGTCGATACGGACAAGATTATTCGGCGCTATGAATCCCGGATAGCGATGTCGGTTCTCGCCGAGTTCATCCTACTCGGCTCCGATGCTCATGGCTCGTTCGCCTTGGCCTCGTCGAAGACGGCGCTCTTTGCGACCTCGCTTCGTGCGATGCTCGAGAGCATGGCCGCAACGCTCAACCGATTCGCCGTCGAATGCTTGTTCGAGTACAACCCCGAGTTCGACAAGACGCTTCTCCCTCGCTTCGACTACGGCGACATCGAAGACCGGCCGCTCGACGAGCTGTCGACCTTCCTTCAGCAGATGACAGGAGTCGGCCTCATCACGCCGGACGCTGGCCTCGAAGACGCCCTTCGCAGCGCCGCCGGACTTCCGGCCGTGGACATCGAGACGGCGCAGTTCGAAGACGGCGTAGGGGCCGAAGAGGTCACGGGCTAAATGGGCTTTGTTTGCTGTCACGGACACCACGAGACGACGACGGTTCGCAAGGGCGAGAGCCGACGGGATCGCATCGACTGGAAAGCCGCCGACCGACAACGGGCTAAACAAGAGGGACCGATCAGGCGAGCGTCGATGCGGATCTTCGAGGCGATGGCCGATCCGATCCCTCTCGACGTGATCGCCGACGCTATTCGATCGGGTCAGGCCGACGCTCTTCTTCAGTACATCAACGCGCCGGAGCTTCCGCCGATCGACCTCGAGAAAGTCCCGGCCAAGATGCGCAAGGCGGCGACGCCGATCACGGCGACAGGCGTTGCGATCACGACCGCAGCGACTCGAGCCGAACAAAAGGAAATCGCCGCAGCGCTTCAGATCCGAACGGCGCTTCAGTCGTTGGCCTGGGCTTCAGGCGAGAGCGCATCGGCCGGCCTTGGTGGATCGTTTACGCTGGCTAATCCGTACACGGTGCCATGGTTGGAACAACGGACCGCCGAGCTCGTCGTCGAGATCACGGCCACCACGAGAGAAGCAATCCGAGAAACGGTCGCTCAGCTTTATCTCGAGGGCGGAAGTCCGCAGCGCTTAGCGCGCCGAATCAAGCCGTTGATCGGTCTTCGCTCCGATCAGATGCGAGCTGTCCTTCGTCGAGGCGAAGAGCTCACGGCCGCAGGCGTTAGCCAAGCGGCGCAAACCCGAGCGCTCGACGCCTACGGCCGAAAGCTTCTCCGGCAACGCGCCGAACTGATCGCACGGACCGAGACGATCTTCGCTCAGGCCGCAGGCCAGAACCAAGCGTTTCAACTCGCCGTCGATCAAGGTCTCGTTCTCGCCGGCTCCGTTCGTGTTTGGGTCGCCGACCCAGGCGAGCGGACGTGTCCGATTTGCATCGATCTCGACGGCCAAGAGCAGCCCGTCGGCGGAATGTTCGACAGCATCGTCGGACCGCTCGAGATGCCCCCGGCTCATCCCAACTGTCGCTGCGCCATTGTATTGGAAACAAGATGATCTCAAAGTCTGAAGGCGGTTCGCCGCTCGTCGCATTCGTCGGCTCTTCGCCGTCGGCCCTTGACCTCGCCCGAGGTCGCCATCTCGCCGGCCGAGTCGGTGTCACCTTCGCCGAGGTTTACGCCGAGCCGCTGTCGGCTCCGTTCATGGTGACGACGGTCTTCGAAGACACGATCGAGAAGCGATACGAAGAGATCGACTTCTCTCCGCCGAAGGGCGTTCGAGAAGAAGCGGCTCTCGGCCTTCGATTGCGCGCTGAGCATAACCGAGGCGGAACGGCCGTCGGCGTTGCGAGAGCCCGAGACCTCAGCAACGGAACGAGCGTCTCTCCGTCGACGATCCGTCGGATGATCTCTTATTTCGCACGACACGAAGTCGACATGGACGCCCCGAAGAACAAAGATCGAAACGCTCCAGGCTATCCCGGCGCAGGTAAGATCGCTTGGCTCTTGTGGGGCGGAACGGCTGGCCGTCGGTGGGCCGAGCGCATCGGTCGACAGATGGATCGAGAAGACGAGCAAGGGAAATCGGTTTCCAAGGCGCTCGACTCGGTTCCGGTGATCGTCGCTCTCGGCAAAGAAGCGAAGCGAGCTCTCGGTGATCGGGCCGACTTCTCCCTTCCGCATCCGGCGGCCGTGATGAAGCGAGGCGACTCCGGCGAGGTCGGTCGAAAGATCAAGGCAATCAAGGCGCTGATCGAGAGGCGAGTCGCTCGGAAAACCTTCGGCGTCGACATCGCCAAAGCCGACGACGAGAAGCGCATCGTTTACGGAATTGTTCTCGAGCCGGATACGGTCGATCTTCAAGGCGACACGGTTGCGGTTGACACGATCGAAACGGCGGCGCATGATTTCCTCGTCAAGTCTCGAGCTGTCGGCGATATGCACAGCGGGCTCGCAGATGCGGAGGTAGTCGAAAGCTATCTCGCCCCGTCCGATGGTGAAATGGGCGGCCAATCGTACAGCGCTGGAACGTGGATCATGGCCGTCAAGGTTCGATCCGACGAACTATGGGAAATGGTAAAGTCCGGAGACTACTCCGGCTTTTCGATCGGGGGCATCGGTGCCAGAAGAACAGCTTGAGCCCGTTTCCGGCGCTACTATTCTCGAAGACTTGCGCGTCGATGAGGTGAGCCTCGTTGATCGCGCTGCGAACGGTCGCCGCTTCCTAGTATGGAAACGGGACGAAGGAACCAAAACAGTGAAAGACACGATTCAAGCGGTCGCCGATACAGCGACCGACAAAGAAGAGGCGCTCGTCGAGGGCGTCCAAAAATACGAAATCAGCGAAGACGCTCGAGCCGCTCTTGTGAGCGCTCATCGTCTTCTCGAAGGCTTCTCCGACGAGATCCCGGCCGAGGCGCTTCAAGCGTTCGGC